GAGCAGTTGCAGCACTTCATTCATTTTCTCCTTTGCGCTGCCGGTGGCGGCGGTATACACGGATGATAACGAGGACGACCATAAGCGCGGCGATCGCAAAACAGACCATCGAGAACACCGCGAGGAAGTTCCACTCGCCGCGGAAGAAACCGATATCCGCGCACCGAAGATCCAGCGTAACACACCAGATGACAACGACAAAGAAGAACACGCCGAGCATCAGAATGACGGTGCGGAGATATTCGATATCCCGGACGGCGGATTCATACCGCGACTTCCAGTGGGAGGCGTCCTGCCGGGCAAGCTCCGTTTCCGCGCGGCCGCTCGGGGCGAGAATGCCGAAGGTTTCATCGAGCGAGACGTGCAGCTCCCGGGAGATGCGCACGACCGTATCAATGCTGGGGTTCGTAGATTTCGGGGAAAAGGCGTACTCCACGGTGCTCGGCGACAGATCGGCGGCTTCGGCAATGTCCGGGAAGGTGCGTGTGCCCTTGGCCTCCCGCCAGCGGTTTTTCAGCACGTCCATTTCGTTCATGTTCTCCGTCCTTTCGTTATTTTCGGGGTGAACCGGGATATATTCGTGTCGAAAAAGCTGAACTCCGGCTCGCCCGCAAAGCGTTCGGTTTCGGATTTTGCGCCGGTCTGTTACGATGCAGTAACAGCAGGGCGAGCGGGACGCCCTGCGGCAGACGTCCGGGGCGGGTCTGTGGCACGGCTACCCCGGGCGTTTGCCTACACTATAGCACTATCCGCGGCAGAACGGCACGGAAAATATATAAATTTGTAAGAATATACAAGAGAATAACCAGAAATGCAACAAAATGACAAGGGGGAAAGAAATGGAAGAGACGAAGATCGAGGAGATCGTGCGGATGCTGCGGAGGATGGACATATGGCAGCTGCGGAGAGTGTACTTCTTCGTGCTGGGGATGATGTAGCGACGGGAGGAGCAGAGCCCCTCCCCTACAAGACCATCTTCGTGAGGTAACGAAAAAGGTAAAGAGAGAACCCGTCGGAAATTCCGACGGGTTCCTTCTGTCAGTCAAACAAATCGCTGTGTGTGCCGGTACGGGTGAGACAGAGCGTCAGCTCGCCATGGGATATCTCGTAGATCAGCAGCCAGTCCGGCGTGATGTGGCACTCGCGGCAGCCGATATAGTCGCCGGAGAGCGCGTGGTCGCGGTTCTTTTCCGGGAGCGGCTTTTCCTCGGCGAGAAGCTGCACAACGTTTTCCAACAGGCGCACGTCATAGCCGCGGCGGACGATGCGCTTATAGTCCCGGCGGAAGGCTGCCTGAAACTTAATCGTCAGCATTGAGCGCCTCCATCAGATCCTCGACGGAATGGAACGGGCCGCTCAAGCCGATGCCGGCCTCGGCGTCCTCGATCGCCTTTCTCGTTTCGGCGTTCGGGATCTCCGCGCCGATCTCAAAGGGGATGCGGTATTCGCGGACGGCCTTTTTCGCAAAGACGGTGACGGCGGCGGTGACGGAAAGCCCCATATCGGCACAGAACGCCTCGAACTGCTTCTTGAGCTCGCTGTCCATACGGATATTCATGACCGTGGTTGCCATACTATCAGCTCCTTTCAATATTTGTATATACATTGTATTACATAATATACACGTTGTCAACATAAAAAAGAGAACGGAGGTCAATCTCCGTTCTCTTTTTCTTTTTGCAGGGCGTTGTAGGATTCGTAGACATTGCAGACGAACTCAAGCGCGGCGCGGATGGCTGGTTCGGGTGTCTTGCGCAGGGCGTCGATGAACGCGAGCACCTCGGGCGAGGCGCTCTCTTTGGACAGGCCGCCGAAGAAGCGGGCGCGATCCTCATCCTCGGTGAGCTGCTCGAGCATCTCGCCGGTGCCATCGCGGAGCCAGGCTTCCCGCACATTGAATTCGCGGCAGATCAGCGAGATCACCGCATCGGACGGGACGTTTCGACCGGATTCATAAGTGGCTACGGTGCTCTGCTTGGTTTTGGTGCGTTCGGCGAACTTCTGCTGCGTGAGGCCGTAAAAATCACGAACCTCCTTGATGCGGCTGCCAACGGACATAGGCAGCACCTCCTTTCGAGGACAATATATCAGCGAAAAATGAAAAAGTCAATATAAAATATCGCAAACCGATAAAATGGGGCTTGACAAATATCGGTTTGCGATATATATTTAACGCAGACCGATAGACAGAGATCGCAAAGCGATGCAATCGCTACTCTTCGGGATGAAATGTTTCGGCCCACCACCAATGCCAAATTGTCCAGGCGAGCGAAGCAGTGCAGAGAACAGCGAAGAGAACCCAATGCAAAGGCGTGACATCGCCTTTGGTAACGAACAGAGAGGCCCCGGCTATGCTGTATGCGAAATACAGTACACGGTAGACGCGAGCGACCGGGAGACGGATGAAGTGCTTGCCGTTGAGAATTTCAAAGAGGCACAGCACAGGAAGAAACCAAGCAATTTCAACGAGAAGGTTCACCAGATATTCATTGTTCAACGGGCCGTCGAAGAAAGAACGTGGGAGAACGTCGTCGATGAGCCAGTATGCGATTTCATTCGTACGGACTATGAGACCGAAAAACCACATGGCGAGCGGGACAAGGCCGATGAGGAAGAAGAGCGTGAAGTGATCGTTTTTCTCTGGTTTGTTCATGATATCAAATCCTTATGTTGGGAGGTGAGCGGGGTGGAACCGTTTGAGCAGAGCGAAATATGGAAAGAGCTGCTTGCACATGAGAGCGAGATCTGCCGGCTGAAACGGTCGGAGCGGGTGCTGTACACGATCCTCGGTGCCATCGCGGGGGCGGTCATTGTGCTGGTGATACGGACGGCTTAGAAAAAATGCGAGATGAGCGCTTGCAGAAGCACGGTTACAGCGGAGGCGACAGCGGCAGAGACAACGCTTGTACAGATCTGCTCCTGCCGGGTGCGTTTCCGAGCTTCTTCTTTCCGGATGAAAAAGACAATGCCGTCATCCGTGGGGTTCACCCACCAGCTGCCGTCTGAGCGGTCGTGCTTTTCGACGAGGCCGAGAGAAACGAGCTGAAAAAGCTCTTTTTCGGTGATCTGCGTATCATCAAACGGGACGGGGAGACCGTCCGGGGAGAGCTCGAGAAGCCCTTGCAGGTGCTTTTCGATCGGGGACATAAAACATACCTCCTTTTCTGAATATTTCACTATATCAGAAACGGCGGGGAAAAAACAAGAGGTAGGAGGCAATGCGAATGAAGGTACCGAACGGCGTTACATATGACAAGATCGCCGACGGCTGCGACGGCATGGCGGGCAAGCTGACGGATACCGAGCGGGGAATGCCGCTGTGGATGCTTATGAACCCGGAGATAGAGGAGCTGAAGCGGCGCACGGACGCGCTGGAGAAGCGCGCGGCGGCGCTGGAGAAGGAGATCGTCCTTCTCGTCTGGGCAATAGCGGCAGCGGCCGCGGCGGGGGCGGCGGTGCTGCTGGTGTGCATGTAAGGAGGTGAGGACATGAGCGAGGAAATCAAAGTGATGATCGAGGATGCCGTGCGGAAGCTGGAGACGCTGCCGCCGATGCAGCAGAGCCTGTGTGTCGGGTTCGTGCTCGGAGCGGGCGCGACCGAGAACACCAAGAAGGACGAGAAGGAGGCGGGGTAAATGCCGAGAGTACGGCTTGCCGTTCCGGCGGAGCAGAGGAAGATCGAGGCGGATCTCACGGAGCACTGCACGGGCGGCGCGCGATACGCCGACATGACGCAGATCGGGCGGTATCTCGGGATAGAGAACCGGAGGATCGTCGCGGAGTTTCTGGACGGGCTGCCGTGCTTCCAGCGCGGAACAAAGAAGAAGTGGCGCGTGGACGATCTGGCGGCGCGGATTTTAGAAGCGACGAAATAGGGGAGACAATCCCTCCGGCGGCGACGCCGCCAGCTCCCTTTGCACAAGGGAGGCTTAACCCCTCCGTCAGCTTCGCTGACACCTCCCCTGTTAGGGGAGGCAAGGGAGCTTCGGGAGACATTTTTGAAAGGACTAAGAACGATGAAAGGCATTTGTTTTCTGTGCGGGAACTACGAAACGCTTGAGGAGCACCACCTTTTCGGCGGGGCCCGGCGGCCTATTTCTACGAAGTACGGCCTGACTGTCCATCTCTGCCCGTGGTGCCACCGGCTCGACGCGGACAGCGCGCACCGCTCCGGCAAGACCGCGGAGCTGCTGCACCAATACGGGCAGCACAAGGCGATGACCGAGCAGAAATGGAGCCGGGAGGAGTTCATCGCGCACTTTGGGAAGAACTATCTCGACGAGGCGCAGATCTGGGGGATCGAACACCCGGACGACAGCTGGGACAACGAGAGCGCCTTTCAGCTCGTGGAGGAAGGGGCGGTGCTGCCGTTTTGAAGGACGAATACATCTGTTATCGGACGCAGTGCAGGTATCATTCCGGCAATGTGAGCGGGTCTGACGGGAGCTGCAACTACTTCTTTATCACCGGCGAGACCAAGACGAGCCTGGGCGAGGCGGACATCACGAGGAAATGCGGGCTTTATAAGCCGGGGACGGCGCTGCGGGTACGGGCGCAGCCGGTCGTGCTGCGGGGAAGCTCTCCGAGGAGGGAACCGAAGCAGCGAGCGGGGCGGCTTTACGACTGGGCGCAGTTCCGGGCACTCTGGGAAGAGGGAAAGAACGACCGGGAGATCGCGCGGACGATCGGATGCAACCCGGACACGGTGCAAAAGTGGCGGCACGGCGCGGGACTCCCGCCGAGATACCGGCAGGAGATCGACCGAGCAAGGCTGAAGGAGCTGTGGGAGGCCGGGATGGACGATCCGCACATTGCGAAGGAGCTCGGCGTTTCGACGATGTCCGCATGGCGGGCGCGAAACGGGATGGGACTCCCGACGCAGAAAGAGAGGGCGAAGGAATGAAAACGTGCAGGGGATGTCCGCACATCGCGCTGGACCAATGGCCGCAGGGGAAGCAGGCGGTGCGCTGCCTGTACACCGGGAACGGCGACAGGTTCGGGCGAGTGCTGCACGTTGTGCGGGACGGGAATCCGCATCCGGACAGCGTGAGGACGCCGGAGTGGTGCAAAAAGGAGCGGGACGGGGACGACAATCCCTCAGTCTCGCCTACGGAGAGCCAGCTCCCTTTACACAAGGGAGCCTTAGAAAGAAAGGGGAACATTGAATGATTCCGAAGGAGACGAAGTGCAAGTACTGCGGGCGGCCGGTTTTGTTCGTGCCGGGGCCGCGGGGGCTTTTGTGCGTGGAGGCGTCGCTGACGCCGTACCGCTTCCGCCGGGCGGAGGAGAGCAGCCACGACATGGTGACGCTCTACACCAACAGCGGCACGCCGCTGCCGGTGATCGAGTGCGAGGAGGACGAAATGTGCGGGGCGGCACACAAATTCCATTTCTGCCCGAACAAGAAGAGAGAGAGGAAAACGAAATGAGCAGGAGCAAAGCAATGTTTATCACAACGATGGTGATGGCGCTTCTGGCGGCGGTGATCTACTTCATATGGCGCTACGGGCGCGGGTTCGGCATCATCGAGGCGCTGTTCGCGCTATACGGCTACGCCTCCTTCGCCGCCGACATCTGCCGGTGGATGCGCCTGCCGGACGCGGCGATCCTCCAGAGAGGCGGGCGGCACGGATGAAGGCTTGCCCGTTCTGCGGCGCGGAGGCGCGGCGCTCCATAGCCCCGGCGAAGGGGCATCCGATGGGGACCTACATTGCGACGATCCGCTGCGGGAACCCGCACTGCGGCGCGGAGATGCACACGCTGTATCCGGCGCCGCCGTGGACGAAGGACCCCGTGCGGCAGGCAAGGCTTGAAATCGAAAGACGGTGGAACAGGAGGTGCGGCGGTGGCTGAATACATAGAACGCAAAGCGGCGATCAAAGCAATCTATGAAAGCGATCCTAACGGCATTCGCCGAACACTCGGGTTTAATGTGGGACAAATCGAAGAAGCGCTACGGGCTATCCCGGCCGCCGACGTTGCGCCTGTACAACATGGGCAGTGGATTGCCGAAGGGGAAGAACAAAACGATAGAAGGAAATCAATGGGCCGACTGATTTCTGCTGACGCATTGATAAAGAACCATTTTTCGGACGAACACAACATTGCTTTGTCTTATGCCAACAAGATATGGATGCGGCAAATCATAAATGCTGAGCCGACCGTTGACGCCGTTCCGCGAGAACTTTTTGACAAGCTGCTGAAAGACATGTGCGAAATGTGCTTCATGTGGGGTGATGGGCTGTGTCCATTTTGCAAGTGGAAGGAGTACCGGACAGATGCAAATGAACCGGATGGAGCATGACCTCTGGGTGCGGGCGGTGGACGAGCTTTGCCGGGCGTGTCCGTTTACGGCCTGCCCCGGACAGGAGAAGTGCATGAGGATTGCGGAGCGGATTGTGGAGATGAAGGAGGAGCTGAGATGAAAAAACTGGCCATGATATCGCAGCCGATGGCGGGGAGATCAACATGGGAAATTGACGATACACGAAATCGAGCTATCGCCGAGCTGGAACAGCGCGGGTATTACGTTGTGAACACGTTTTTTACAGGCGCATGGCACGGCAAGGAGAAATTGGAGGGTCAGGGCGTTGTCCAAATCTCTCTTCACTTCCTTGCAAAGTCATTGGAAAAGATGAGCTTTTGCCACGCTGTCTACTTCTGCCGAGGGTGGCAGGATGCACGGGGCTGCCGCATTGAGCATGACGTGGCGGTAGCCTACGGGCTTGAGGTGATCGAGGAATGAAGGAGCGGGTTTTGTGGGCTTGCGGGGCGTGCGCCGCTGCGGCGGCGCTGCTCGCGGTGCTGGGGCATATCTTTTAGCCGAAACGGGCGGAAGGCCCGTCGTATGGGGATGGCCGCCCATGCCTGATGATGGCAGGCCGAAGAAAGGACGGATGTGTATGTCAGCTGTGGAAAAGATCGAGCGGCAGCAGGCGAAGGAAAAGGGGCGCACCGCCGCGTGGATGGTGGGAGAGCAGCTCAAGGACATGGCCCGGCGGGAGCCGGAGAGCGCGGAGCTGCTCGACAAGGATCTTGATATCCCGGAAATGAGCATCCAGCAGGCCGAGAAGAAGATCAAGGCCTACGCGGACGCGCACAAGACCGGGAGCTTTGCGTGTGTGACGCCGGTGGAGGCCGAGAGGATCTTGCGGGAGTTTTACGGATTGACGGCGCGGGAGGAGCAGAGCAGCGCCCCTACGGGCGATAATGGGGGCGACGCCGGGATCATCGATCTGGGGGCGTTTTTATGACGCTATCGGAAACGCCGCCGGAGGGGCTTCTGGACTGGATCAAGGCGCAGAAGCTCGACTGGCGGGACTATTTCATCTACCGCGCCGGCTGGCAGACGGATCCGCTGACGGGCCTGCGGCACAAGTGCGTGGACGCCGTATGCTCGGCGTGCGGGGAGACGGTGAAGCTATCGTATGTGCCGGGCGGAGGATGCGGACATGCGGGATACAGCACGCCGTTCGGATTTCTGCATCCGGTGAGCGGGGACGCGCTCATAAGCGGCAACAAGCTCGCCTGCCCGATGTGCGGCGAGGCGGTGGAGGCAAAGCATGTGTCAAACGCGCAGCGGCTTGCGCGCTATGTCTGGCCGATGACGGCGGAGGCGCAGGGCGGGAAGCTGCTGCTCTATCTCTGGCGGGTGTGCCGGGACGTGGAGAAGAGCGGGCGCGTCACATGGCGTGTTGACCCGTGGGAGGTATACGCCTTCGGCGGGACGAGCGCCGCGCGCTGGCGGCACTGGCAGAAATTCATGTCCTCGACTTACATTCTCCCCGGCTGGGAGGAGCGGAAGCGGTTTGCCGACACGATGTTCGACGTGGATCTCGTGTACTGCCCGGAGGGGCTGGCGAACATCTACGCGCAGACGGAGTGCGCCAACTGCAAGCTCGAGACCTATATGGGAGTGGAGACGGAATACCGCTTCCCGGTCGCATGGATGAAGATATGGCAGCGGCACAGGAACGCCGAGGCGCTGACGGCGCCGAACGCCAAAAAGCTCGCGGCGGCTCTCATCGCCGAGGGGAAGCGCTCTCCGGTGTATAACAAAAACTGGTCGGAGAAGACCGACGTGCTGCACGGCGTGGACTGGAAAAGGAAAAAGCCGCACGAGCTGCTGCGGATGACGAAGGAGGAGCTCAACTACTTCAACGGCGCGAAGAACGCGCCGAAGCGCTTGAAGGCGCTGCTGCTCGCTCGGAAATACGGTGTGGCCTGCCGTCTCGGCGAGGAGGTCACAAAGGTGGCGGAGTGGCAGCAGGAGGACTTTCTGAAGCGCGGGGTGCTGCCGGGCAAGGCCGAGAGGTATCTTGACAGGCAGGCGGCGCGGTATAAAAACCGGCTATGGCCGGGGTATCTGCTGGACTACTGGACGATGGCCGAAAGGCTCGGCGAGGATCTCACCGAGCGGGACGTGATGTGGCCGCAGAATCTCAAGCGGGCGCACGATCAGATGCAGGAGCGGCAGAAGGCAGAGGCCGCCGAGAAACGGCGGGAGGCTTTTCAACAGCGCTATGAGCGCATGAAAAAGTACGCCTTTGAGGACGGGGACATTCTCATTCGACCGTGCGGAACGGAGGAGGAACTCATCGCCGAGGGCAAGGCGCTGCACCACTGCGTCGCCTCCTACGCCGAGCGGCACGCGCGGGGAGAGCTCACGATCTTCTTTATCCGGCGGAAGGACAAACCGGATGAGCCGTGGTATACGCTCAACTTCAACGAGAAGAAGCTCTCGGTGACGGAGAACCGGGGCAAGTGCAACTGTGCGCGCACCGACGAGGTACGAAACTTTGAAAATACATGGCTGGAGTGGGTGCGCTCCGGCCGGAAACGGAGGACAAGCGCAGCGTGAATGATCTTATCAAAACGGAGGACATGACGCCGGAGCAGCTCGGCGGCGAGATCCGGCTGCTGACGCGTCAGGCGCGGCAGATGGTGCTCGAGTACGGCATCCAGATCGGGTACCGGCTCCAGCTTGCGAAGGACAAGGTAGGCGAGGACTTCGCCGGATGGGTGGAGCGCGAAACGGAGATCAGCAAGTCGAGCGCTTACCGCTTCATCAAGCTCTACAACGAGTACGGATCTGCGCAGGGGTCGCTTCTGGGCGTGGAGAACATTTTCCCAACGTTGGGAAAAATCAGTGTTTCCAATGCTTTGCGGCTTCTTGCCGTGCCGGAGGAGGAGCGGGAGGACTTCGCCCGCGAGGTGGACGCCGAGCACATTTCGGCCCGCGATCTGGAGGAGGCGATCCGCGAGCGGGACGAAGCGCGAAAGCATCTCGAGACGGCGGACAGGGAGCTCGGAGAGGCGCAAAAGGCGCTCCGGGACACTGAGGCCGAGCTTGCCGAGACGAAGGACGCGCTGGAGGACCAGCGCGTGAAGCGCGAGGACGCCGAGGACGCGGCGCAGAAGATGGAGGCGATGCTGCGCGAGGCGGAGAGCCGCCCGGTGGAGGTAGCCATTGACGAGACGGCAGTGCAGAGGGCCGTGGAGGAGGCGAAGGCCGCCGCCGCGGAGGAAAAGAAAAAGGCCGTGGCGGAGCTTGAAAAGAAGCTGAAGGACGCGGAGAGCGCCGCGAGGGACGCCGGAAAGAGCGCGGGCGCGGCGGCGGAAAAGGCCAGGGCCGAGGCAGAGGAGCTGCGGAAGCGGCTGGCGGCCGCGCAGAGCGGGGCAAACGAGGTGATTTTGCTTGTGAAGCTCGCGCAGGAAAACTTCAATCTGGCTGTGGAAAAGCTGCATGTGATGAAGAGCACGGACGGCGAGACGGCGGACAAGCTGCTCGCGGGGACGAGGAAGATCTTGGAAACGCTGATCGGGAGGTGCGGATAATGGCGTTTAATGATGCGGCGCTGGAGCGGGCGCTCAGGGCGGAGACGAAGGGCGGGCTGACGCTCTGCGGCGGTGTGAGCGAGCTGACGGTGATCGGCTGCGGATGGATGGCGGTCATCCCGGAAATTGAGCTGCGAGACCGTCTGCGCGGGACGCTCGGAGCACTGGTGGAGATGCTGGGGTATATCCCGGGCATGGAGACGGTGCAGATCATGCGGAGCAAGGGAGCATTTGTCGTTAATACCGTGCTGCCGGAGGTCGTGGGCGAGGAGATCGCCGGGTACATAGTAGAAGAAGACGAGGAGGAGATCCGCCCGACTGGACTGCGGCTGGGGCTGGACTTCCTGATGCAGAAGAAAACCGGAGAGATCGTCGGAGTGACACAGCGGGGCGCAAGTCTGGGCGTGCGCCGGTACTCAATTACGCCGAACGGGATCGTCCGGCAGGAGGACGGCGACACCGGCGAGCGGCTGTACCGCCGCGGCTATCGCCCGCGCGAGGACACGGACAGCGAGGCGACGCTCCGAAAGTGGCGGCATCTGGAGGCAATGAGCTGGTGCGATTGGGACGCGCCGGAGGAATAAAAACAAGGAGGATAAAAACATGGATTTCAAAAATGCACTCGAGGCAATGAAACACGGGGAGGCGGTGAAGCTGCCGTCGTGGGGCGGCTTCTGGCGATGGGATGCCGAGAAGCGGACCATCATCATGCACACCAAAGAAGGAAAGGAAATGGACATCCGCGAGACGCAGGTCGTGGAATACACGCTGCTGAACGTCCTGTCGGACGAGTGGGTGATTGCCGGGCTTGAAAACTGCCCGGCGCTCGGCGGCATAGCGCGCTTCTCCTTCAGCGAGGCGATAAAGTATGTCAAACGCGGGATGAAAGTGCGCCGGGCCGGGTGGAACGGGCGAAATCAGCACATCGAATTGGCGGTAGACATCTGTTACTACAGCGCCACGGACGCGCAGCCGCGCAATGCGTACCATGAGGACATAGGCAGCAAGGCCATCGTGTTCTGCGGGACGCGGGGAGAGCAGATCGGCTGGCTGGCGAGTCAGGCGGACATGCTGGCGGAAGACTGGATGTTCTGCGAATGAGGTGCGAAGAGTGCGTGCATTGGCCGCCGAGCGCAATGGGTAACAAGCCCTGCTGTTTCTGCTATCCGGACACGCCGATGAACTATTTTCAAAGGAAGGAGGAACAGAAGAACATGGGAAACACGGAATTTACGGAGAAGGCAAAGAAACTCGTGCGGGAGTACACCACGGATCACATGGACAAAGCGGACGAAACGCCGGCCTTTGAGGTGTTTGTGGTATGGAACGCTTTCATTCTCGGAAACATGAAGGCGCTTCTCTCGACGACGCTGCCGGATGGTATGTATTACGAGATCACATACAACAAGGCGAAGAACGAGATCTATCTGGACGCCTACAAGAAGTTCGAGAATATCTGCTTCGCCGTCTGAAATGCGAAAAAAGCCCGCCGGGAGACCGGCGGGCGGAAGCACATTCGGCATTTCTCGCGGCGTATTAACCGCATTGTGCATCATCCTTGTGTGAGAGAAAAAAAGCGATCAGCCGCACAAGGTATTCCGGCGGCTTGGAGACCTCGCTCTCCCAGTTTTCGATGCTACGTTTCGGGATTCCGAGCAGCTCGGCGAAAGCGCGCTGCGTAAGTCCGGTAGACTCACGCAGCGCCTTGATCTCACTCATTGGCGGCTTCCACCTTGTTCCAGTACACCGGGCGCGGAACGTCCTTTCCCCAGTCAAAAAGAACGGAATAGAGCTCGCCGTCGTCACCGCGGCAGATCGGCGAATAACCGTCGAAAAGATCGTCGCTCAGGCTGTCGGCGTAATTCTCGCCGCGGGTGCGGCGGATGTCGTCAAGGACGGTTTTGTCGTACTGCAACGGTGCGTCGCTCCATTTGTACCCCTTGCCTTTCAGATCAAGCTCGCGGTTGTCGATGATTTCAAATTTCATTTTTTGTTCCTTTCCGGGGCGATGCCCCTCTGTATTTTCTGTTCCTTACGATTATTATGATACCACCGAATTGGTGGTACGTCAAGAGGAAAATCAAAATTTTTCTGTGTTTTTTGCTTTGATTTCTGCTGCCGGGGCGCGGCGGCGGAAATGAGGGCGGAAAGACTCCCTCCGTCAGCCTTTGGCTGACACCTCCCTCGGGGAGGGAGGCAGGAGAAAAGAACGGCGATACCTATATAATTCGCGTGCGCGTGCGCGAATTTTTGCGGACCTGTTAAAAGGCTATCTTTAGGACGGAGGATAAAAGGAGTGACGGCTTACATGGAGTACAAGATCATTTCGGGACCGGTGACGGAGATCCGCCGCGGCTGGATGCCGACAAAGAGAGGCGGCCAGCGCGTTCGGCGGGGAACAAAGGCGAAAAAGTCGAGTATTGAAAAAATCAAACGCAACGAGACGGACGCCATAAAGAAACTCACCCGAGTGCTCAACTGCAATTTCCGGATGGGGGATCTGTGGCTCACCCTTACTTTTCCGGGGAAGGAAGAAATAAACTGGGAGACCGCTCAAACGGCGTTCGACCGGTTCCTCCGAAAGCTCCGCGAGTCGTATCGGAAGGAACAAAGGGCGAACATCAAGTTCGTTTACTCCCAAGGCCGGAAAGATGAGGACGGAAACGATGCCCGGCCACATTTTCATCTCGTCATGCCGGCGGCGGACTATGAGCTCGTCTGCGCTCTCTGGCCACAGGAGGCGGTGACGTACCGCCGTCTTGACGGACGGAAGGATCATGTCAAGATTGCAGAGTATATGATACGAAACGCCAAGGGCGTACCGGGGAAAAAGAAATACCACACGAGCCGCGGGTTAGAAAAGCCTGTCTATACGGAACCGGTGCCAGTGTACATCAACAGCAAGATCGAACTCCCGAAAGACGCGATCATCTGTGAGCAGCATAAAACACGGGATTACGAAAGCGGGTTTACCTCGGAGTATGTCCGCTATATTCGACCGGAGAAGGAAAGAAAAGGCAACGGCGCGCGCGTCTCTGCGCGTTCTGTTAAAACAAATGTCAACCGGGGCGACAATCCCTCCGGCGGCGATGCCGCCACCTCCCTTTGCACAAGGGAGGCTAAAAAGGAGGCGGGGAATTGAAGTTCCGGCCGATGAAGGGCTGCGGGGCGGTCTGGCAGCAGCGAATTGTTCACGCCTTTTTGGAGGCGTACCGGAATCTGCCGCCGCCGGCGCAGGACGAGATCCGGAAAACGATAGAGAGTACAGCGACAGGGCAGGCCGAGGGGCGTGCCCTCATCGCCGTGCTGTTGAAAAACAAATCGCCGGAGACGGCGAGCCGCGAGACGAGCGTGCCGGTGGGCCGAATCTACGAATTGAGACGGAATTTCTACGCGGCGTACTGGCCGATGTGAGGAGGGAGAAGCATGGCAAGAGACATCACACCGCGGCAGAAGAAGTTCGTGCAGGAGTATTTGCGCTCCGGCGACGCCACGGACGCCGCCATCGCCGCGGGGTACAGCGCGAAGAGCGCGGCCTCGACGGCCTCGAAGACGCTCAAAATGCCGGGCGTCATTGAATACCGGCGGGAGCTGGAGAAGAAGCTCTTTGACGAGATGGGCATATCGAAGGCGTGGATCGGGCGGCGGCTGGTGGAGATCGTGGAGCGGTGCACACAGAAGACGCCGGTGCTGGAGTGGAACCCGGAGACGCGGCAGAAGGAGCCGAACGGATTCTGGGAATTTGACGCGAACGGCGCGATCCGCGCGCTGCATGAACTTGCCGAGCACATGGACTTTGCCGAGGGTGAGCAGAGCGCCGCCGAGAGCATTGAGGACTGGCTCGCAAGGCAGGAGGGATCGAAGTTGTGAATCCGTGCGTAGCAATGGACTACATCGAGAGCTGCCTCAAGATCAAGACGAAGAGCGGGACGGTCGTGCCGTTCCGGATGAACGACGCGCAGCGAAAGCTCTACGCCGTGGCGAAGCGGCAGCAGGACGACGGAAAGCCCGTCCGGCTCATCATTCTCAAGGCCCGGCAGCTCGGCTTTTCCACGCTGACGGAGGGCCTTATCTTCCACGCCTGCGCGACGCGACGGAACACGAACGCCCTCATTGTTGCGCACCGCGAGGACGCGACGGCAAACCTTTTCCGGATGAGCAAGCTGTTCTATGACGAGCTGCCAGCGCCGGTGAAGCCGATGCTGCGCGCCTCGAACGCGCAGGAGCTGGTATTCGAGAACCCGTCCAAGCTCCGCAGCGAGCGGGAGGCAAGGCCGGGGCTGCGCTCGCGGATCCGCTGCGCCACGGCGGGAGGGCGCGGCATCGGACGAAGCGACACGCTGCAATGCGTGCATCTCTCGGAGTACGCCTTCTGGCCGGACGGCGCGGACGGGAAAGCCTCCACGCTCGCCGGTATCTTACAGGCCGTGCCGAGTCTGCCGGGGACGATGGTCGTCATCGAGAGCACGGCGAACGGCTTTGAGGACTTCAAGGAGCGCTGGGACGCCGCCGTTGCCGGGGAGAACGACTTTGAGCCGGTGTTCTTCGCGTGGTTTGAAAATCCGGACTACTCGATGCCGGTCGTGCCCGGAACGGAATGGACGCCGGAGGAGCGGGATCTCAAGGCAGCGTATCAGCTGACGGACGGGCAGCTCCAATGGCGGCGCTGGTGCATTGCGAACAACTGCGGCGGGAGCCTGGACATGTTCCGGCAGGAGTATCCCGCCTCTCCCGGCGAGGCGTTTCTCCACAGCGGCACGGGCGTATTCGACAACGAGCAGATCGTGCTCCGGCTGGAGCGGCTGCCCGGACCCGCCGGGCGCGGGGAGTTTACAAACGGCGAGTGGACGGAGAGCGAGACCGGCGCGATCACGCTCTACGAGCTGCCGGAGGAGGGCGTTCCGTATGTGCTCGGCGGCGACACGGCGGGCGAGGGCTCGGACTACTTCACGGCCATCGTCATCGACAACGTGACGGGGAGGATCGCTGCCAAGCTCCGGCAGAAATACAGCGAGCCGGAATACGTCCGGCAGATCTATGCACTCGGGAGGTTCTACAACGATGCGCTTGTCGCCATAGAGACGAACTTCTCCACCTACCCGGTGATGAAGCTGCAGGAGATGGAGTATCCGAATCAGTACAGCCGCGAGCGGGAGGACACCTACACGCGGCAGATGAGGAAGAGCTACGGCTTCCGCACCGACCGGCAGAGCCGCCCGCGGGCCATTGCGAATCTGGTGGAGGTGTTCTCCTCGCATCCGGAGTGGTTCACCGACCGGGAGCTGCTCGAAGAAATGCTGACGTTCTGCTACAACGAGGATCACCGGCCGGAGGCGCTCGCCGGGAAGCACGACGACCTTGTGATGGGCGCGGCGATTACCTACGCGGTGCGGCATCAGCAGCGGATGACGGTGCTCACGGAGCCGGAAAAGCCGCGGGAGAAGCTCATCGACCAGATGAAGCGGCAGAAGAGAACCAGGAGAGTATGGGGATAAACGAAAACAGGACAGGGGGAAAGCCTGTCCTGTTTTTGCGTTTGGGTATTGACAATGTACCCCACATTTGATATATTAAACGTGGGGTACATAAATAGGAGGTGACACATGGGAAACCCTAACGCGAAAGGCCGCCCGACCCCTCTGAATCCGAAAGATAAGTTCTTCAAAATGCGTACCGACGAGAAAATGCTTTTGCTTTTGGAGGAAAATAGCCGCATGACCGGCAACACAAAAGCCGACGAGGTGCGAATCGCTATTGAAGAGCGGAACAAGCGGCTGAAAGAAGCAAAATAAAAATTCCCTGCGCTGCTCAGTTTGGCGACAGACAGCACAGGGAACCCGTTACCGACCTTTTGCAAGGAGGGTGTAAATATATTACTATGCCCTCTTTCAAAGGTCAAGGACAATTTGAAGGAGGTTTTTCTATGCCCAAAAGCACAAACCCGGTAAAAGTCATCCGCGAGAAATGCCTTGACTGCTGCTGCGGCAGCACGAAGCAGGTTGAGCTTTGCCCCTGCGAGAGCAACTGCCCGCTGTGGCCGTTCCGTTTCGGGAAGAATCCCTTTAGGAAAAAGCCCAAACGGACGGAAGAGCAGATGGCGCGGCTCACGGCTGCAACAAGAAAGAAACGCGGCGCTATAAACGAGACGGAGACGAACGAAACGGACGGGGTAAGGTAAGTATACTCCCCAACAACGCGAAATCAAAAAATCCTCGCTGCGATAGAGAAAAAATACGAAAAACGCGAAACGGGAGGCGGTGATGCGTTCCGTTTCGCGGAAGAAAGGAACAAGGGCATGAATAACGATAGAGAAACGAAGATCGAGGAGATCGTGCGGATGCTGCGAAACATGGATATACGGGCGCTGCGGCGGGGGTATTTCTTCCTGCTGGGGGTGATCTGACGGAAAGGAGACAGGGACATGAAAAGCAATACGGCAAACGCCGAGCGGGAAAAGACCATCGAGGAGATCGTGCGGATGCTGGCCAACACGGACGAGGAGGCTCTGCGGTTTATCCGGAGCTTTCTGCGGGCAGCACGGGAGCAGCACAAACGTGATAATAAATGCGGGTAATATTTCACAGAAATTTTTTGACCGGAGCGGGAAACCGCTCCGGTTTTGCTTTTTTCAAAGCTGAAACCGCCTGTCGTATCAACGGGTTTGACGATTCGTGAAAAGTTCACAAAAAAGTCGCCGAGCACGGACAGATATTTCGGGTTAGCCTTTAATCAGCAAGAAAAATACATCGCGGCGACGGCAGCACAGTCGCAGAAAGGACCCACATGGACGAGAACATGGAAGCCGTAACTCCGGAGGAGGGCTCGGAGGGCGGCGTCGTAACCGCAGAGACCGGCGCTGAAGCGGAAGAGACCGCAGGCGAAAAGAAGCAGGAGGCCGCCGAACCTGCCAGACAGAGCCGGGAAGAGAACGCCAGATACCAGGCGGCGCGCAAGGCCGGAGAATCCGCCGGATTTCGACGGGCCGAGGAGCGCTACCAGAGCGCGCTTGCCAAGCTTGGCTTAAGCGATCCGGACGGCGGCGGGGCGATCGACTCGCTGGACGTGCTGGAGAGCTACGCCGACAAGGCGCGCGCGGCGCGGCTCAAGAAGGCCGCGGCGGAGAGCGGGCGCACCGTGCAGGATCTGGAGGAGGAAGAGGACGCAAAAGAGGTCGTCCGCAAACAGAAGCGCGAGCGGGCCGAGCGGGAGAAAGCAGACGCCGAGGCAGAGCGGCAGAAGGACTGGATCGCCCAGGACGCCGCGGCATTCGTCCGGGAGCACCCGGACGTGGATATTTCCAAGCTCGACGGAAACGCGAAGTTCCGCAGGTTCTGCGGCAGCCGGTACGGGAAGGAGCCGCTGAGCGAGCTCTATGCCGACTGGCAGGAGCTTGTGGGAGAGGAAGCCGCCGCGAAGGCGGTGGAGAAGGCCGCAAAGAAAGCCGAACGCTCCACGGGAGCGGGCGGAGGCGGCGTATCTGCCGGGCTGACGGCCGCCCAGCAGAGGGAGCTTGACGAATGGAACCGCGAGTTCCCGCACCTGAAAATGACCGCCAAAGACTTTTTGGAACGCTGAAAGGAGAAGAATCATGCATCCTGTACAGAATGCGGACGGCGGCAGCGTACTGCAGACCGCCCGCAACTATCCCATCGACGCGGCGACCGTGATCGACGCGGGCGCCGTGGTGAAGCTCTCCGGCGGCAAGGTCGTTCTGGCCGCCGCTGCGGAGACTGGAGGTATCCTCGGCATTGCCGCGGAGTTTCACTCCGGCACGGAGGACGCGCTCAATCTGCGCGCGAACGGCAAGTGGATCCTCGTATGCGACAACCCGACGCTCATCTTTGAGTGCGCCGCGCCGACGATCAAGGCCGCCTCCGGAAGCGCCACGACCATCGTGCCGGAGACCGGCGACGTGGACGCGGCCGCCGCGGACGACGCTTTCAACAACGCGGTCCTTGTGCTCAAAAGCAAGGCTGCGTCCAGCACGAACACCGACGCTGTCGGCACGCAGATCGTCGTTACCGATTATGCCAAGACCGGCACGGTGATGACCAAGGCCAGCGGCGGCGCGCCGAGCGCGGGCGACGTGTACGAGGTCTATCCCGTGATCGGCGCTGCCATCGGCGGCGTTGCGAGTCTCGGCGACAAGCGCCTCGGCATCACGCTCAAGACCGTGGGCGCGACGAAGCTGCGCTGCATCGGCCACGACTACGAGCGCGGCACCATTAAGCTCATGGCGATCGGCCATGCGCTGACCTGAGAAGGAGGAAAAGGAAATGCCAGCTAATATTGGAAAATGGACGACCGACAACTACAAGTTTGTCGGCAAGGCGTTCGACTTTTCGTATGCCGACCGCCTCAATAAGCTCTCGCCCGTCGTGGGCGAGGTGAACGCCAAGAGCATCGACTACGAGCTGACCGGCTCCGGCGGCTACGGCGAAGCGCCGCTTTACGACGGAAACAACCTGAACACCGGCTCGCTGCGCCGCGGCTTCAAGACCATCATCACGCCGGAGGAATTCTCACTCTCCATCCCCGTCGGCTACAAGGAAGCGAAGATCGACAAGATGGGCGAGACGAAGAAGGTCGGCTCGAAGCTCGGTGACAGCATGGCGCTCACGGTGTATCTGCATGTGCTGCGCATGTTCGCTAATGCCTGGAACACCGACGGCCGCCACAACGGCGGCGACGGCGTGAGCTGGGCCAACGCCGCGCACCCTGTCGCCTCCCGCGGCTCGAAGGGCCGCCGCTTTGAAGCGGACAGCGAGAGCGGGACCTACTCGAACATCACAACGGACGCGTTCTCCGTTGCGGCCATCACCGCGGCGCAGGCGCGCGCCAACCGCTTCGTGACGCCGGACGGTCTGCCGTTCCTGTGCGACTTCGACACCGTTCTCATCTCCCCCGAGCTGGAGGAGAAGGCGAAGAAGATGTTCGGCGAGAACTCCCGCCTGATGCCGATGCAGAATCCGGACGACGAAACAAACGCTGCGAACCCCATCTACGGCATGCGCTACATCGTCATGGGCGGCGGCGCGGACGGCTTCACGAGCAAGCAGTGGGCGGTGTGCGACCGCCGGCTGATGAAGGAGCTCGTGAACATCGTCTACAACACGCGCCCGACGGTGCTGCAGTCCCCGCAGGACAACCCGCTGATCGATCTTTACACCGCGTATGCCGACTTCGGCGTGGGCTGGGGCGACGCAAGACAGATCATCTTCGGCGATCCGGGCTAATGCCGTAAAGCAAACCCTCGACGGGCTTTGAAAACCCCTCCGTCAGCCTCCGGCTGACACCTCCCCTGTTAGGGGAGGCGAGGGGGGAGCGGGAGCGTGTGAGGGAGAAAGGAAACGAATATGATGAAGATTGACCGCGTGCTCGCCGTTTCGGCGGGCACGAAAGAGACGAAGGTGGACTGCCACTGTCAGACCGTCGTTGTATCCAACAACAGCGCGAATGTAGCTTACATCGCGCCGTATGACCCGAACAAGGCGCTGACAGCCGCGGCGGGCTTCCCCATTCCGGCCAACACGGTGCTTCAGGTGCCGTTCGCCGCCGGAGAGCTGGCGGTCGTTGCGTCGGCGGCATCCACGGACGTGCGCTTCCTGCTGCTGGACTGAAAGGAGAAAACGATATGGACAACTTCTGGAAGGCCATTGTGACCGCGGCAGCCGCGGCGCTGATGGCGTACTTCAAGCAGCTTGTTGTTCCGGTGGCGGTGCTCATCGCGGTGATGATCTGCGATTACGTTACGGGGATGACGGCGGCGTGGATGAACAAGGAGCTTTCGAGCCGCAAGGGCATTCAGGGCGTGATCAAGAAGGTTTTCTACCTGATGATCGTTGCCGTGGGTATGGGGGTTGACTACCTCATCACGATGCTCGGCGGCAAGCTCGGCGTCCAGCTCGATGTGAATTTCGTTGTGGGTCTGCTGGTGATCGTGTGGCTTATTATTAACGAACTCATCTCCATTCTGGAGAACAGCGGGAAGATCGGCGTACCTATGCCGGACTTCCTCATGAAGCTGCTGGACCGTCTGAAGCAGACCACCGAGAAAAAGGCGGAGGTCGAGGAAGCTCCGCCGGATAACTGATTATGTGAGGGAAACAGGGCGGGGTGACTCGCCCTGTTTTCGGTAAAAAAAACGACAATCCCTCAGTCAGCCTTGCGGCTGACAGCTCCCTTTGCACAAGGGAGCCTTTGAGCGGAAAGGAGGAAACGATATGACGCTCGGAGAAGCGAAAAACAAGGTATACATGCTCCTCGACGAGCACAGCGCGGGCGGAGAGATCGAGCACGACGAGGACATCGAGAAGAAGATGACGGCGTTTTTCGACATGGCGCAGAAGACGCTTGCGCAGATCCGGAAGATCCTCCGGGAGGAGGTCATTGTCCCAACGTTGGGAAAAACCGTATACGCCATGCCGGAGGATTTCTACTCGCTGTACCGGATATGGGCGGACGGGAGGAATGCGACGCGGCGCTTCCGGTGGATGGGCGGGAAGCTCGTCATTCCGGAGGGGTACGCGGAGGTGACGGTCGAATATTTCGCCGTGCCGCGGACGATCCCGCAGGACGCGCCGGACAGCTACGCATTTGAGATCGCGCCGGACGCGTGCGAGTGCATGCCGTACTATGTGGCGGCGCAGCAGCTCCTCCCCGATCTCGTGATGGACTACGGGGCGATGCTGCAGATGTACAACTATCAGGTGTCGCTTCTCAGGACGACGCAGCCGGGCGAGAACCGGCGCATCGCGCAGAGCCTTTTCCGGGGGTAAGCCATGGCGAAGAAAACAGGGGTGAGCATCCGGCAGAGCGTATATAAGACGTTCCGCGGCGCGGACTTTTCCACAGACCCCTCACTCGTGGATTATTCCCGCAGCCCGCTTTGCACGAACATCGTGGCGGACGGCGGCGGTATGCCGCAGAAGCGGCTCGGCTGGCGGAGGCTCTGGCAGAAGGACAAGCCGGTTTACGGCCTGTTCGCCGGAAGGTTCGACGGCGCGGAGAAGAAGCTCGCGCACATCGGGACGGCGCTCTACGTCTGGGACGACGAGACGGCGCCGACGGAGATACTCACGGGGCTGCCGGAGAGGCGCTCACGCGCCGCGTATCTGGCCGGGAAGCTCTGGATAGTAACAGGGGCGGGGTTCTATGTATACGATGGCACAGCGGCGCACAGAGCCTCACAGAACGCCTATGTCCCGACGACCGTAATCACGCGCAGCCCAACGGGCGGCGGGCAGAGCTATGAGAACGTCAATATGCTCACGCCATACCGGAAGAACGCTTTCCAGACGGACGGCGCAGCGACGGACTTTCAGCTTGACGGAGACATCGACGCGACAGGCACGGTGCGCGCATGGGTGTTCGGCGAGGAGACGACGGCGTTCACGCTCGACCGCGAGAAGGGCATCATCCGGATGACAACGGCTCCGGCAAAGCCGACGGCCGGCTCGGAGGACGGGCTGGTGGTGGAGTTCCCGCACACGGTGGCGGGCTATACCGACCGCATCGACAAGTGTACGATCATCACGACCTACGGCATCGGCACGAACGACCGCGCGGTGCTGAGCGGGAACGCGGAGCTCCCAAACGTGGACTGGACGAGCGGGATGAACGATCCGACGTACTTCCCCGATCTGCTCTACAACGAGGTCGGGAGCGAGGCCACGGCGATACTCGGGTACTGCCGTCTCGGAAGGTCGCTCGGCATCGTGAAGGAGGATAACGGGCAGGACAGCACGATCTATCTGCGCACCGCAGAGCTGCAGGACAGCGAGATCGCGCAGCCGCAGCAGCAGGCCGTGGCGGGCGTCGGCTCCATCGCGCCGGGGAGCTTCGCTTCTCTTCTGGACGATCCGCTGTTCCTATCCCGCAACGGGGTAATGGCCGTAGCGACGAACAGTTACACGAGCGAGAAGATCACGCAGGGCCGCAGCTTCTATGTGAACAACAGGCTCAACGACGAACCGGAGCGGGAAAAGGCCGAGGCGGTGATATGGAACGGCATGTATATGCTTGCTCTCCCGAACGGCCACGTCTACGCGCTGGACGGGCGGCAGAACAAGACCTACCGGAGCGCGGCGCTCGGCGACTATGTATACGAGGGCTACTATTTCGAGAACATCCCCGCCTCCTGCTGGCTCAACCGGAGAGCGGGCGCGGAGGAATCGCTGTACTTCGGCACGGCGGACGGGCGGATCTGCAAGCTCAACACGGACATCGAGGACATGAGCCGCTACAGCGACGACGGCGCGGCCATCTCCGCGGTGTGGGCGACGAAGTACGACGACGACGGCACGCCCGCCGTGCTCAAGACGCTTTTAAAGCGCGGCTGCTGCGTGACCATCAAGCCGTATGCGCGCTCGAGCGCCGAGGTGTATATCCGCGCCGACCGCACCGGCGGGCACGAGAAGAAGGTAGCCGGAAAGCCGATGGACATTCTGGACTTTTCCGACATCGACTTTGAGCGCATCACGTTCAACACGGACGAGAGCCCGCAGGAGATCTTCCTCAACCGCAAGGTGAAGAATTATAAGAGATTGCAGATCATCGTCCGGAACCAGGAGCCGAACGAGGGCTTCGGCATATTCCAGATCACAAAGCATTATGTGACGGGCAATTACGCGAAGAGGTGAAGACATGAGCATACAGGAACAGAAGATCACGGACGCCGCCATCGCCGCGAACGGCGTGCAGAGCCGGCCCGACAAGCTGACCGGCACGGCGGCGCAGAACAAGAAGGTATTCGACGCGCTCGTGACGGCGGTGGTGAAAGAGCGCTTCAACGCCCTGCTCGACGAGCTGACCGGAACGACTGCCGCGGCGCAGCTCGGCATCACGACGATCCCCGGTTTTTCGGCGGGGAACGTACAGACGGCGCTTGAGCAGATCGTACAGGCGATGCAGGACGTGACGCAGGGCAGCGTTGCGGACGGGAGCATCACACTATTAAAGCTCGCCGCGGAGGTGACGGCCGTCGCTCTCGGCGGCGCGGCGGCGAGCCATACGCACGGCGCGGAAGATATAAATTCCGGCGTTCTGGACGCGGCGAGGATACCGGTGCTGGACGGCACGAAGCTCGGCGCGGGGAGCGTCGGCACGGCGCAGCTCGGCGCGGCGGCGGTGACGACGGAGAAGCTCGCGGCGCTCTCGGTGCTCGCAACGCACATCGCGCAGGGCGCGGTCACGGCGCAGAAGATCGCGCCGGGCGCGGTCACGGCGGAGAAGATCGCCGCGGGTGCTATCATCACGGCGCTGCTCGCGCCGAACGCCGTGACCGCCGAGAAGCTCGCGAACGACATTCCGTATACGAAGTTCGGGCTTGTAGCCGATCAGGTGCGGCACGTTTACGCCGGAACGACGGAGCCGGACGCCGGTCTCGGCAGCGACGGGGATATCTATCTCAAGTATGCAGAGTGAGGTGGTATAGATGGGCTGGAGCTTGACCGCCCCGACACTTCCCGGCGGAAGTGAGTGGGTGCAGAAGGGTACAATATCCATTCTCAACAACCAGGTGGACGTTACGGGCACGGTCTTTTGCGCTCGTTTGGCCGATCAGGGCTTCGCTCTGAAAATCGTTGAGACACGCACATTTCATCTGACGAATCCCAACTTCACGGATTTTTACAAAGCATATCATCGCTGCGATGTTGCAGGTGTTACGGGCGAAGCCTACACAGAATCGCGCTTCGGCAGCAGCGGGAGCACAAAGACGTATTATTTCACCGGTATTGCGGCAGCCGGAGCGGCCATCAAAGTTGTTGTTGGCGTAAAAGCGGACAGCGTCACAAAGGAAATTTCTTTTACGGCCCCGGAGCTTCTTGGCGATGTGCTGTACTTCAAGACCGGCGGAACGTGGAAGCAGGCGACGCTGTACCGTAAGGGCGGCGCATGGAAAAATGCGCTGGCAAAATTCAAAGCAGGAGGTATATGGAAATGAACGGTATCGACATTTCCCAGTGGCAGGGCGACATGGACCTGACGCCCTATAAAGACGGCTTCGTCATCATCCGCGGCGGGTTCTGGACGAGCGCGGACCCTTGGGCGGAGCGGAACATCGAAAAGTGCGGGAAGCTCGGCATTCCTTGGGGACTTTACTGGTATTCCTACGCGCTCAGCGAGGCGCATGCACGGCAGGAGGCGGAGGCCTGTCTTCGATTCCTGAACGGCAGAAAACCCCGTCTCGGCGTGTGGTTCGATATGGAGGACGCGGACGGGTACAAGGCAAAGAACGGCTTCCCGGAGAATGAGACGGTCAACGCCATGTGCAAGGTGTTCTGCGCGGCTATGGACGACGCGGGGAACAAAACCGGCGTGTACGCCAGCTTGAGCTGGTTTGATACGCACATCGGCGAGACGGGGTACGACCGCTGGATCGCCGCGTGGGGCGCAAACGACGGCGCGCATTATCCCGACCTCTCCGGGAAATGCGTCATGCAGCAGTACCGGGGCAGCCCGCTGGATCTGGACATTTTGTATGTGCCGCTTTCGTATTTTGACGATGGCGCGGCGGGCGGAGCAGAGCCACGCCCCTACGAAAAGGACGGGAAATGCGTAAGTGTCTCGGCGATGGCGCAGGAGGTGCTCGACGGGAAGTGGGGCAACGGCGAGGAGCGAAAGCAGAAGCTCGGCGCGTGGTTTTACGATCTCGTGCAGGGCGAAGTGAACCGTATCTTGGGGGTATAACATGCGAAAGAAGAAACAGAGCAATGAGCGGGTGATCGTCGGGTATGACTACTCCACCCGCGAGCTGCGCGAGGAGACGGCGGACGCGCTGTTCCGCCGGGCGAAGAACGCCCGCACCGCCGTGGAGATCGAGTGGGAGAAGTGCAACGACTACTACAACGGCATCCACGACGCGACGAAGGAGATGGTCGAGTACTGCCGCGCGAACGATGTTCCGTGGATCCCGGCGAACATGCCGGATCCGTACATTCTTGTGGAGACGCAGATCAACCCGAACGTGCCGGAGCCGGAGTTTCGCGGGCGAGACGACGATCTCGACAGCGCCAAGGCGAAGCAGCGCGAGTTTGCCGTGCGCTACATCATCGAGAACAACCGCCTTTCCGACATGAATACGCGCAACGAGCGCCGGCTTCTGAAGCTCGGCGACGCGTTCTGGAAGGCGTACTGGGACCGGGACATGCGCTGCGGCGTGAACGAGGGCGACATCCGCATCCGGGACATACCGACGGAGGCAATATTCCCCGACCCGGCCATCCGCGACGGCGGATTGCAGGACGGGCAGTATGTGGACTATGTGTACACGATGCACAAGGTGAAGTTCTGCCAGGTGTTCCGCCGCGAGCTGGAGGAGCTGGGACTGACGGCGGACGACATTCTCACGGAGGACTACGTTTCCCGCACCGGCGTATTCGATCTCACGACGGCCATCAACGATCTGGACGACACGGTGCAGGTGCTCGAGCACTGGTTCCGGCAGCCGTGCGACACGGAGGAGGACGGCGAGAGAGTGCCCGCCGGAGCGGTGGCATGCTCGATCCTCGCGGGAGGGCGCGAGCTGCGGTACATCCCGAACTACTGGAAGCGCACATGCAAGCAGAACAGTCTCTTCCCGTTCGTGCATTACTGGCGTATTCAGGACGAGAACCGCTTCTGGAACAAAAGCGAGCTCACGCCGATCATCGAGCTTGTGGACGCCGCCGACCGGAAGCTCGCTATGAGCATTCTGAACGACACGTTCCTTGCAAACGATATCATCCTCGTGGAGGACAGCGCGCTTGCCGACGGCGAGGAGTTCACCAACGAGCCGGGCGCGGTGATCCATCTCAAGCAGAACCGCATGGGCGGCGTGCAGCGGCTCGGCGGACTGCAGAGCATAGCGAACGGCGCGATGGGCGTGGAGTTCTTCAAGAACCAGATCGAGCGCGCCAGCCGAAACTACGACATCAATCAAGGCAGGGAAACGACCAAGGTCACGACGGCGACCGGCCTTGCCATGATGCGGCAGGACGCGCAGAGCCAGGCGGACATCAAGGGCGCGGACCGCGACGCCGGGTTCGAGCGGCTGTATGAGCTGCTCGACTGGCTGGCGCTCGAGTTCTTCGACGACGATAGGATGCTGTTCATCGGCGCGGACGAGATGAAGGACCGCGCGCCGCAGGCAATGCCGTTCAATGCCGACAGCTTCACGGCGGTCATGCCGAAGGTGCTGGACGGGGCCGGAAACGTTGTGCGCGAGGAGTGGCAGTACTTCCCGCGCGTGGACGTGACGATCACGGCGGGCGACAGCATCGCCCACGGCAAGGCGCAGACGCTGCAGGCGCTGCAGGCGCTCACGCAGAGCCAGATCACGGCGGAGAACTGGAAGCTGTTTGCCGCGCAGCTTGAGCTCATCGATCTGCCGGGCAAGCAGGAGATCATCAACGAATGGCAACAGAGGTTCGCCGTACCGGCTATGCCGGAATCCGCCGGAGGCGGCGGAGCGGGAGCGCTCGGCGAGGCGGCCGCCGGCGGAGCGATACCGGGGGCGCAGACGCTGCCGCTGCTGGGAGGTGCGCCGACGGCATGAAGTGTCCGAAATGCGGCATTGAGATGACGAAAAAGAACGCGGCGGAATGGGAGTGCCGCAACCCGAAGTGCGTTCGGTATCAGGGAGGAAAGAAGAAGGATGGCTAACTTTTGGGATTGGGTGAACAAGCAGGCCAACAAGCAGGCCGCGACCGGGGACGAGCTGCTGTACGCCGATGCGCTGAAAAACCAGGAGGCGAGAAACGCTGCGAATAACCAGTACGCCGCGGCAGCCGCGGCGGCGAAAAGTGGGAGCGCGAACAGCTCGTCTCTGCAGGGGACCATCGATCCCGACCGGACGGGCGCGGCGGCGCCGCCGCGAAAAGGGCTCTATGACCAGACGGGCATGAACGCGACGGCGGCGAACGCGGCAAGCGGAGCGATGACCGGCGCTCTGGCCGGAGCGGGCGTACTGCCGAACCAGAACGGAGCGCAGCAGCCGACCACGACACCGACGCAGCCGGGCACGTCCGGCGGCGGCAAGGTGACGTACATCGACCCCAACGGCGACGCGCAGAAGGGCACGACGGAAGGAACGGCGGAGGAAACGCCGGGCGAGCCGCAGCGGACGTATCTGGACGAGCTGCGTGACCAGTACCAGAAGATGTACGACGATGCGGTGAAGGCCAACAACGACGCGGCAAAGGCCGCCGCCGAGCGGGCGATCGCGCAGGCGGAGAAGGGCGTCGGCGAGCTCGGAGACCAGTACGGAAGTCTCAACAAGCAGCTCTACCGCGACTACATGGAATCCCTGCGCGTGCTGCCGCAGGAGATGGCCGCGAGAGGCTACAGCGGCGGCATGAGCGAATCGGCCCGGCTGGGGCTGGATACGGCCTACGGCGAGCGGCTGAACGAGAACGAGGCCGCGCGCATTGCCGCCATCATGCAGCTGCGGCAGCAGGGCGCGGACGCCGAGTATCAGGCGAACGCCGCGCGGGATCAGGCAAACGCGCAGGCGCAGCAGAATCTCTACGCGAACATGATGAATCTCATTCTTCAGCAGCAGCAGGACGCCGCGACGAAGGCGCAGAACATGGCGCAGTACGGCGATTTCTCCGGCTATCTCGGGCTCGGCTACACGCGCAGCGAGATCGACCAGATGCAGAAGGCGTGGATCGCGGCGAATCCGGAGCTTGCGAAGGCGCTGGGGTATGTCAAGACGCCGGAGCCTGTGTACAGCTCTTACAGCGGCGGAGGCGGGAAAAACAACACGCCGAGCGCTGAGCAGCAGGCGAACGGAAGAGATCTTCTGAGCGAAGCGATACAGCTGAAAAACGGCGGGACACCGTACAGCCAGATCGCCAAGGCACTCGACGAGGAAGCTGCCGCGGGAACGATCACGACGGCACAGGCGGAGGCGGCAAAGCGAGCGGCAATAAGCAGCGGGCTGGATAACGCCTATGCGTCGATGAAGAAAAACACAACGCAAAAAGGCCCCGTCTCCGGAGGGAGACTGATCACTGAGGGCGACTTTTACAGCCAAATTCTCGGAGGTAGAAAATGAGCCTTACGGAAAGAATCTACGGAAAAGAGACAGCCGGAAAACCGGCTGTCTCTTCGGACACTCAGAAGAACCTGTATACTATGGCGGCGAACAAAAAGCCGTCGCTCGCAAACCGCATTGCGCAGAACGGCGGGCAGCCGACGCTCTACGCTGACGCCGCAGCAAAGCAGAAGCCGTCGCTTGCAAGCCGCATTGAGGCCAACGGCGGGACGCCATACGCCGACGCGGCGGCGCAGATGAAGAGCGGGAATGCGGCGAAGGGCACGAGCGTCGTTTTCAACAGCGTGTACGGCAAGGCGGACGACCGGGCGAGCTCGGCCGGATCCGGAAAGTATGCCGATATTCTCAAAGCGAGCGACTATACCGAGCTTTCCAAAAGCGGCGAGAGCAAGAGAAAGCTCTTCGGCGACGCCCGGTATGATTACATCAACAACATCGGGAACTTCCGTGCGCAGTCCGACGTGCAGCAGGCGCAGGGGCGCGGGCAGGACTACGGGAAATACGCCTTCATGACCGATGATGAGATCGGCGTATACAACTACCTCTACGCCAAGCAGGGCAAGAAGGCGGCGAACGCCTATCTGAGCGATCTTGAGCCGGAGCTGGACAAGCAGTGGTACACCGGAACGAACCGGGCAACGACGGAGGCGCTCGGAAAGAACGCGGCGACGCGGACGCTGGCAAGCGCCATGACCGTTGCGGCGCAGCCTACCCGGACGATCACGAGCATGATCGCCATGGCGGACGATGCGGTGCGCACGGCGAAGGGGCAGGAGATCAACCCCTATTCCAAGTGGCGGCAGGCGAGCAACATCACGCAGGATCTCCGTGCCGACACCTCGCAGCACATCGAGGAAACGAATCCGGGGATGGGCGGCAAGGTCGGGAGCTTCGTATACAACACCGCGATGAGCGCCGCGGACAGCGCGATGAACGCGCTTGTCGCCAAGGGCATCGGCGAGGCGGTGGGGCTTACCGGCGACACGCTGATGAAGGCGACGAACATTCTCGGCTCGGCGCTGATGAGCTCGGAGGTGGCTTCTCTGTCCATCGCCGAGAGCAAGGAAAAGGGATACTCCAACGCCGGAGCGCTGGTGCTCGGTCTGACGCGCGGCGCGATCGAGTACGCTTCGGAGGCGGTCGGCGGCGAATGGGTCATCCGAAAGATCAAGGCAAACCCGCTGAGCTTCGTGAAGAGCATGGCGCTCACGATGATCCCCGAGGGCATGGAGGAGGTCATGTCGGACGCGGCGAACGGCGTGGTAAACCTTGCGATCGACGCGGCGTTCGGCACGGAAGAGAGCGGGATCCCGAAGATGCTCGAATACTACCGGACCAGCGGCACGGATTGGCAGAAGAAGCACGCGGAGCTTGCGACCGTGCTTGCCGTTCTCGGACAAGAGGGGCTTTCGTTCCTTGGCGGCGCGCTGGCAACACTGGGGTCGAGCAGCGTGCAGTACAGCACGAACCGCGCGAACATCAACCAGACAGCCGAGCGGCTGGACACTACACCGAAGAACGTTGTGCAGATGATGCAGGACGCGCAGACGGAAAACCCCGGCGTTATATACGCGCTGGCCGAGCTGACCGACGCGGAGAACGCCGACGATCTCCGGCAGAAGATCGGCACGAAGGAAGATATGAAGCGCGCGGCGGAGTATCTGACGCAGCAGATGGGGGCAGGCGGACGCTCCGGCGCGCAGGAAGGTAATTATACTTCCGGGGCGCAAAACGCGCCTGTGAGTGCGCAGAGGGCGCAGAACGAAGGAATCAGCACGACGCCTACAGCGGCGATCAACATTCAGGAGGGAATGAACAATGGACAGAGTACTTATCAGGGACGAGAAAACGGGTCTTATGATCTCCGTGCCGGCGGACAAGCTGCCGCAGAAGGAGGAGCGCAAGCTCTCGCCGGAGGCCGAGCGGAAATTCCGGGAGGCGTGGGAGCGGACGCGCAGGCGGATCTACGGAAAGTAACTCCGGCGCAGCTCGGCATCCGAAACGGCGGCACGGAGGCCGTGACCGTAGTGGACGCGCGGAAGATCGGCGGGGACGCGGCGAGAGCGTATAATCTTCTCGCGGCGAACAATATAGAGCCGGTCGCGGTGCGCGGAGCCATTCAGGTGAACAACGGCTACGCGAACGCCTATACCGAGAGCGGGAGGGTGTTCTTCCGCGTGGACGCCGTGGACAGCCGCGGCAACGCCATCAGCCCGGAGGCGCTGGTGCGGCACGAGCTGTTCCACAACTACATCTCCGAGGAGGTTTTGCAGGCGTCGGACGAGGTGATCCGCGAGAGCATGACCGCCGAGGAATACGACGCGATGTATGAGAGCTACCGCGACGCCTACGCGAGCATCTACGATTTTGACAACATGAGCGTGGACGAGATCGAGCGGCTGGTCACCGAGGAGATCGCGGCGGACGCTTACGCGGGGCTGAACTGGTTCTCCGGCGACGCGCCGGTGCAGGAGGCCGTGCGCGCCGAGACAGAAAGAAACGCCCCGGCCCGGAGGGAAGAGGCGCAGCAGGAGACGACGGGACCGCCGGAAGGACAGGGCGCTGTATACATTGAAAAGTCAAAGTCGGCGTTGGAATCAAATCCAAACAGCAACGCCTATGTTCTGGCGAGCAGCATACCGCTTCTGCAAAATTCGGAAGTCGTAAAGCACCTTACGGGGGAAGAATTGAATGATGCGTCGAAACCGTTGGATCAACAGATTTCTGATTTGTTCGCGTCTGTGGGGAACGTCGCGCACCGCGAAGGATTCGGCAAAGTGGAGCTGAACCGCTACGGAGTTGACGGAATTATAAACCACAAACCGAACCGGTCAAAGGTGCTGGGCGTTGCAGCGATAAAGGAAGTAATCGAAAAAGGCTACATCATCAAGACGAATCTGAATTGGAAAGGACGAGGGTACGACAGCTACATGATTGCTGCTCCGGTAGGATTGGGAGACGCAACCGTTTATGTAGCCGCTGTAGTAAACCGAGATCAGGGAACAAACAAGTTCTATCTGGACGAAGTTGTTGATCAGGACGGAAACTACATAAACATAAAGAACGAAGCCCCCGGCAACACAAAAACTGGGGTTACCGTTCAAGACGGGGTCACCAGAGGGCCGAAGGCTTCGTCTGATGCTATTGTACACTCTGATACCGGGAATAGTCAAGAAAAATCTTCCGGCAAAGCGAGTGTAGAGGTATCCGGGATCAACAACCGCACAGCCGCGGAGCTCCGGCGCGAGTATGAGCGACGGATGCAAGAGTACCAGAAGGCGACGCAGCGGGACGACCCGAACTTCCCGTATATCGACGAGATGAAGTGGATGCAGGCGGCGGAGAGACGGCTCGCGGAGCTGGGCGACGGGAAGCACAGGCGCAGGACGGTAGGAAGCACGAAGCGCGACATTATGCAGCTGTTCAGCACGGACCGGGCGAACCGCACGGACGTGGAGCGGGTACTCAACCGGAACATCGGAGAGATGATGGCGCAGGGCGAGATCCGAGGCGACGCGCTGGACACGCTTGTAAACGAGCTGCTGCAGGCCGGAAGTGTTGTGTCCTCCTCGAAAAACAGCCCGTGGATCGATGAGACCTACGAGAGCATCCGGAGCGATCTGAAGGGCGGCAAGCTCTATGTATCGAAGGATATGTGGCGCGATTTCAGCAAAGACGAGGCGCGGGAGCTGCGAGAGCGGGCAAGGGCGGCAGGGATCACGCTTTCCGATAACCGGAGATACACGCCGCCGGATGTGCGGAATATAGAGCTTGCCGAGAAATACGGCGAGGCGCTTTTCCCGACGGATATTTCCGCGCCGGATATGCTGCGAAATATCATCTACTGCGCCGAGCAGGGAGCGAACGAGAAGCAGACGCTCGCGGATCGGCTGTGGGACGAGGCGCAGCAGGAGGGGCTCGGCGAGGCAAGAGAACACGCCTACGAGAGAATGGTGAACGATCTGCGGGATAAAACGGAGGTCATACTGCGCGAATTTGCCGAGGACAATCATCTGAAGCTGAAGGAGCAGACAAAGACCGAAGCAAAGCCTGTATCCTACTTCGACCTGAAGAAAGCGCCGGCCAAGGAGTTTGACCGCAAAAAAGGCGACTACAACATCATCGGCGAGATCGGCTCCTACACAAAGGAGATCGCGGAGCTGGAAAACGCGCTCGAAACGGAAAACCGGTATGTGATCTCCGAAGGCGAGGCGAGATATGAGGCACGCATCGAAGAGAAAAACGGCGTGCTGTATGCCTCTGTCTGGAAGAACGGCGAGCGCCTCGCCGGCGCGTCAAGCCGGAAGCGGAAAAACCTCCCGAACTGGGCGGCGATGGAGATCCGAAAGGACGTAGGCGCACGGATCATGTTCCATCCGGGCCTTGAAAACCGGGGCGAGAGCTACAACGCCGATCTCAAGGCCGCCGAGGAAGCCGGGTATCCGGTGTTCGAGAAGAAGAACGGCGAGAAGGTCCAGACCGTGCCGTTCTGGACGTGGCTGAAAAGCAAGGAGTATGGAAACTACGGACTGGTCATCGACAAGACCAATGCGCAGGACGCGGACGGGAATCCCATTGTATTCGCGTACTACTTCAACAAGAAAAAAGGCACCGGAAAGGTCGTGATGGAGAGCAGGGAAACGGCTTACGTCGTGGACGGCAAATATTCAGACCCGGATGCTGCGGAAAAAAGAGCCGCCCGGATGAAGGACGAAGAGTCTGAGGCGATGCGCGCCGAGGAGCGCGAGGCGCTGTGGAGAGAGACGCAGAAGGGCTCGCCGTTTGAAGCGCAGCCGAACGCCACGACGGACACCAGAGAGCGGGTCACGAAAGCGACGTCGGCGGGCGTGCAGCGGCTCTTCCAGCAACTCATCTCCAAGGGAAAAACCGAGGTATCCACACAGGGAGAGAGCGGGATCCGGACGTACACCGCGAAGATGAACACGAACGGCGTGGAGTACTGGGTCGATATCTCCGACGGCCGGCAGGACGTGCAGCGGTTCCGGGAATTTGAAAAGGAAAAGGCCGCGCAGCTCGCCGCGGAGTGGATGGACAAGGAGGCCAACCGCGCGTACACCGCCGCGAACGAGAAGCGAGCCGAGGCGAGACGGGCGGAGCTGAGCGCGGAGGAGAACGCGAAGATCGCCGAGTTGTTCGGAAATACCGAAGAACTCAAGACGGCGGAAACGCCGGAGGACGCGCCGAGCCCCGGCGAAACGGCGGAGAGCCGCGTCACGGACGAGATCGTAAAGGCGGAAAAGGGCTTCCGCGAAAGTCTTGCAGACGTCACGCACGGAGCTATGCGTATGTTTGTAAACGCTGGGGAGACGGTGCGCCGGATCTCCAAGCAGACGAAGAACAAGAGCCTGGAGGGGTACTACTTCAACGCCGGGGCGTACTCCCAGCGGGCGGGAAACTGGATCGCCAAGGGCGGCGCGCGCACCGACATCAGCGGGCACAAGACCGGCGAAAGCCTTATGGACATTCTCGGGGATATCATGAAAACCCCGGAAAAGTACAAGGACTTTCAGCTGATGCTCCTGCACCGGAACAACGTGGACCGCATGCGGTACGACAGCACGGAAGAGGTCCAGAATCTCACGAAGTGCGTGACGACGATCGAAGATCTCTACCCGAAGCTGCGCGGGCTGGACAACGACTATCTCTACCAAACCGCCGTTCCGGGAGACAAGCGGGATATGCTTTCGAGAGAATGGAAAGAGACGGTGCTCGATGAGCTTCTCAACGGCGAGATGCCGGAGATCGCGGATATATCCGAGGCGGCGCAGATGCTCATCTTCACGCGGCAGAAAATCAGCGAGGCGAAAAAGAACGGGCTGAAACCGGTGTTCGGATACGAGGTCACGGCCTACGATAGCCAGCTGGAGGCCGAACGGCTGCTGAAAGCCAACCCGGAGTTTGACGCTCTCGCAAAGAGGGTGTATGCCTATTTCGACGATCTTCTGCAGTACCGCATCGACGCCGGACTCGACACACAGAAGCATGTGGACGCGATGAAGAAACGGTACCCGAACTATGTGCCGACGATGCGCGTGGAGGGCACCGAGGGAAAGACGGCGCGGCGGGCGCGGAGAAACGGCGGCATCGTTGTATCGAACGCCATCGGACGCGCCGTGGGCGGTGACGCCGTCATCATGCCGCTGCACACGGCGATGAGCCGAAAGACGGTGGCGGTGATGAAAAACGCCGGTCTCAACCAATTCGGCGAGCAGCTTGTGCAGTCTTGGAACCAGGACAAAAGCATTCCGGGCGTGAACAAGGTGGAGCTGCTGGACTATTCCTCGACCGATCAGTATGTGGACAGCGAAGAGCTGTATGTGCCTGTCACAAACAATGTTTTTTCCGTTCTGCGCGGGAATGACCGGTACAACATCACGATGGACGAGGGGCTGGCACAGGCGCTGAATGCATTTCAGCCGGACAAATACGCCAATTCCGACATTGCGAAGCTGCTGAAGAAGGGCAACGACCTCTTCAAGGCGCTATGCACCGGGTACAACCCGTTCTTCATGATCCGCAACGGCGTGCGAGACTGGCAGGACGCCGGATTCTACTCCACGGACTGGAAGACGTGGGAAAAGATGTACTGGAGCGCATGGAACCAAATCCGAAAAAACGGCGAGATCTGGCAGCAGTACAAGGCGCTGGGCGGCTCCTACGCCTCCATGCTGGACTACACGACCGGCATGGTGAAGGAGCCGAAGAACGCGCTGGGTAAAGCTGCGGCACGGTATGAGAGCTTTGGACAGGCCATCGAAGCGGCGCCCCGTCTTGCGGAGTTTATGACCATCCTTGCCAACAAGGGCGGGAGCAAGACGGTGGACGGAGTGAAAACCGGGAAGTTCACGCAGAGCGATCTCATGGAGGCGATGCTCGGCGCGGCGGACATCACGACGAACTTTGCCCGCGGCGGCAGCGTCACCAAGGCACTCAACCGGTATCTCGTGCCGTTCCTCAACCCGTCCGTGCAGGGCTTTGATAAGTTTATCCGGAACGCTACGGAGACGCGCAGCGTGAAGGCGGCGGCGTCACTCATTCTGAAAGCAGCGCTCATCAATCTGCCGCCGCTGCTGCTGAACGGCCTTATGCACGGAGACGATGACGACTGGGACGATATTCCGGCCAACACGAAGGCAAACTATTATCTTATCAACGCCGGAAAATTGTTCGGCAATGGGTACTGGATCAAGATACCAAAGGGGCGCGCTATCGCCGTACTGAGCACTGCCGCTGTGTACACGCAGGAAAAGCAGAAGGGCGAGGACGTGAAGTTCTCCGACGTGTTCGAGGTCATCAAGAGCAACATTGCTCCCACGGACATTTTCAACCAGAATATTGCTACCGCGTGGACGCAGGCAAAGCTCACGAACCCGGACAACCCCGGCACGACGTGGTACGGCGGGAACATCGAGAGCGACCGTCTGCAAAACTACCGACCGGAGGACCGGTACGACGAGAAAACGGACGAGCTCTCCAAGGCTATCGGAAAGCTGTTCAAGGTGTCGCCGAAAAAGGTCAACTATCTGCTCGATCAGTATTCCGGCGTGATCGGCGACATTCTGCTCCCACTGATTACTCCGGCAACGAAGTCGAGCCACTGGCTGCTCGCGGCGCCGCAGGCAGCGTTCACCATCGACACCACGAGCACCAACAAGACCACCGGCGAGTACTACGATCTTCTGGACGATCTCAAGTACGACGCGAACGACGGCGACATCGGAGCGGGCATCACGCGGAAATACGTTTCTCATGCCGGCGACGAGGTGAACGACTACTACCAGCAGATCCGCGCGATCCAGAACGACAAGAGCCTTTCGGACGGCGAGAAGAACCGGATTGTCCGGGCACTGAAAACGCAGCTCATCGAGCGGCAGAAGGAGATCATCGCGCAGGCCGAGCCGTACCGCGAGGCGGTGAACGACTATCTAAAGGCACACCCGGAGCTCTCGACAGACAACGACGCGGCCATCGCCGAGTACGCCGAGCAGTATGAGATCACCGAGGACCAGGCGGAGAGCCGCATGGACGCCATCGTATACCGCGAAGCAAACCGCGAGGTATTCGGCGCGGAGTATGCGCTGCGCACCTACAACGCGGACGTCTATGACAAGGCCCGCGCCGCGTATACCAAGGGCGTTTCCTACGACACCTACTACGACTACTACTTTGCCACAAAGGAGATGCACGCCGACAAGGACGAGAACGGCAAGAGCATTTCCGGATCGAAGAAGGCAAAGGTTGTTGAGTACATCAACAGCCTGGACATTCCGCCGGAGCAGAAGGACGCTCTTTACGTTGCGGCCGGGTACACCGCGAAGAGCGCGAGGAATCAGAAGTGGAACGGAGGTTCGGGCGGCTCCGGAGGCCGGCGCGGGAGAGAAAAGAGGACGGCGCTCAAGGCCCCGACGCCGAAAGTGCCGGAGATCATCATCCCGAGGCCCGGCACGGCATCCTCCGCGAAGGCGGGCGGAACGTCCAAAACGCCGAAGGTGAGCGGGAACGTGATCGCGGACTTCACGAAGACGGCGAGCGGGACGGACATTCAGAAAGCCGTGACGCAGGCAAAGAGGAAGGCGCTCAAGGCAGGGAACCGGACGGTGTACGTTGAGGAGGGCAGCCCGATCGACTACTTCCTCAAGTACGGCAAGCTGCCGAGCTTGAAGTAAAAAAAGGCTCCCCGAAAGGGGAGCCGGACAAAGCGCAGAAAACGCGCCTTGTGACGCTTGCAGCGTGTGCCACCACGGGCGCTCCGAAAGAAAGGAGCGGCTATGCAGTTAAGCGATCTTACGCGGCCGGAGGCGGAATATTTCCGGCAGGAATGCAATTTCACGCCGACAGAGCGCAGGGTCTTTGATCTCCGGGTATCGGACAAAAGCATCGTCGAGGTGTGCATGGCATTGAGCCTGTCCGAATCGGCGGTGAACCGGAAGATCCGGTGCATCAAGGCTAAAATGGCGAGAGTTTAGCGACAGTTTCCCGCAGCGAAAGAGGGAGCTTCCCGACAGGGCGGCTCTCTCTTTTTATGCGATGATTTCTTTAGACACCGGAGCGCTACGGTGGAAATTTTTAAGGAGGAATCATCATGGAATACGCATCGAAAGCCACGGGCGGGACCGCCCTCGGTCTCGGCATCGCCGGTACTGCCGGCTGGCTGCTCAACGGCGGTCTCGGCAATCTCTTCGGCGGTCTCGGCGGTAACGGCGTGGTAGCTCCCGCCGTCGCCGGTCTCGCCGCGGGCATGGCGAGCCAGAAGTGCGGCGACGACGCCAACGTCTCCCGCTATGAGCTCAACCAGACCCAGACCATCGCGCAGAAGGACATGGAGATCGCCTACTGGCGAGGACAGGACGAGACAAACCGCAAGATCTCGGACGCCTACACCAAACTTGAGAACCGCATTCTCGGCCTTGCCGGCGAGGTGCGCGCGAACAAGGAAGAGCAGGCCGCTCTGAATCTCCAGCAGGCCGTCTACAACGGCACGAACACCGCCGCTGTCGGCTGCATCCAGGGGCAGATCGCGCAGCTCCAGAGCCTCACGAAGCTCATTGTTCCGAACAGCTCCTGCTGCCCGGGCTGGGGCGAAGTGACCGTCAAACCGGCGACCACGACCGCGGGCACCTGACACATCGCCGGGCGGGGGAGGTGACATTCCCTCCCCTGCCTGATCTATAAGGAGGATTCAACATGATTTCATATACAGAGCTTCAGACGCGCCTTGCGCGGTTTGTCGATGCGGAGATGCTGCCGCACATGACCGGCGGGAAGCGGATCCTGCTCGGCGGATACGCGGCGCTGGCCACAAAGAACGCCGCCGGTATGCTGCAGAGCGCGAAGGACAAGCCGCTCGTTGCCATGACCGGCGCGGTGTCCGAAGAAGGCGTCGATGTTGACGCGCTCTTTTCCGCCGTCAGTCCGTACATCAACGAACCGGTGACGCTATCGCTTCCCGTCGTCGGTGACTTCCGGCTGGACCGGAGCGACTTTGAGAAGCTGTACCGCTATCTGAAAGGAGAATTGTGAGATGAAGAAGATCCAGCGCCTTATCAAAGATATGTGCTACGAACTGGACGCAGCCGAGCACTACGCCAAGAACGCCCTGCGAAACAAGGACGAGGACAAGGAGCTCGGCGACGTTTACGAGCGCGTCGCTCGGCAGGAGCTCGAGCACTGCGAGATGTTCCACGCGCAGGCCGTCCGGCTCATCCGCGACTATGCCAAAGAGCCGCCGGAGAGCATGCGTGCCATATGGGAATATGAGCATGACAGGATCATGGAGCGGGACGCGAAGATCCGCGTGATGCTCAACCTCTATGACGGGAGATAAAAAACAGAGCCGCAGTAGCGGCTCTGTTTTTGTGATTTTACTAACGCTTTTACTGACAAAAACGGAAAACGCTGTAAAATCAAGGGGTTTGTGGTACGCCAGACGGGATTTGAACCCACGATTAGAAGTTTGGGAAAACTATTGAAGAAGCGAGAAAAACGAGCGTTTTCAATGGTTTTCTGGATTTTTGGAACAAAAAAATAAGAACGCTGTGGGAGCGCGGATGTGCGTTTTTAGGCGTTTTTTGACCCTTTTTTACTAACGGATTTACTAACGGAGGCGGAGTAGAACTTGCGCATCTTCTTGGCAGAGCGTGAAAGGTCTTTTTCTGAAAGACGGAGATAATGATCGTGAACGGTTTTCCAGTTGCTCCACCCGCCGACGCGCATGGTCTCCTCTTCCGGCCAACCGAGATGGTAGGCGAGGGAAGCGAAGCTGCTGCGGAGCCCTTGGAAGCCGACCTCTGGGAGATCGTGTGCGGCGCAGATGCGGTTGATCCGACGACGGGTGTTATCGTTGCATGGACACATACTTCCGGTATGATCTTGGAGCAGCTCCAGCAGGCGGGGAATCACGATGGGGACAACGCGCTGCGAGAGGGCGGACTTGTTCTCCTCGCGGTGGATCCATGAGCCATCGTCGGCGTAGACCGTGGAGCCGGAAACGCGGATCGTCTCGGACTTGCGGTCTATGTCCTCCATGCGCAAGGCGAAGATCTCCGAGCGGCGAAGGGAATGGAGAGCGAGCAGAGCGGGAAGTTCGACAGGGGTGCCGCGGATGAGATCGACAAAGACGAGGATCTGGTCATAATCGAGCCACGGAGTAACCGTTTTCGGTATCGCGCCGATGTCCACCGGATCAAAGGGAATCTTGAATTCTTTGAACGCTGCGGCAACGAGGCTTATCTCATTGTGCAGCGTCTTTTTTGCTACGCGCTTTGATTCGGCATCGATAGCCTGCGGCCAGTTGATGGAGCGGATATCTTTGTCCATATAAGCTGGGAACGCATTTCGGCGGATACCATAGTAGCCGCGAAGCGTGGAGGGAGAGCGGACGAGCCGACGCTCGATGTATTTGTCTAACAGCTCACCCAACGTCTGGCGGGGGAGCTTGCTCTCCTGCTCAATGAACCCGGCGCGGATGGCGAGGGCTTTGGTGCGGCATGCTTCCTCCGTGGGCTCGGTGACGTTTACGCCCTCGCGGCGGAGCTGCACTGTCCAGCTGCCGGAGGGGAGCTGCCGGGGAGCGGGGATCTTGAGCTTCTTTTCCTTTTCACGGAGCTGCTTCTTTCCGCACCAGTTGCAGTACAGCGAGTTTTCCGGGATATCGCGCGAGCAGTTGCAGCACTTCATTCATTTTCTCCTTTGCGCTGCCGGTGGCGGCGGTATACACGGATGATAACGAGGACGACCATAAGCGCGGCGATCGCAAAACAGACCATCGAGAACACC